TGTAATGCTTTGCGAGCTACCATTTCCGGTCCACAAAACTGTATCGAAAACCGTATTAGGCTTGACGACTAATGGCGTTGTGAGGTTGGCCGTGCAGAGCGCCTTGAAGCCGCTGGGGGCCGTGTAGGCGAAGGCGCGTTGGCCGAAGTTCATGCTGGCCACGGAACTTCCCGACGTGTAATCTCCTACTGCTGAATAAAAAGTTCCTGACAGTGACGAGAATGCTGTCCCTTGACTTGTGTTGTTTTTGTAAAAAACTAAGGTTCCTGCATCAAGATCAAGAGCTATCCCAATCACATCATTTGATGTGTAGGATGCGCCATAGGCAGTTGAAGAACCGTTGTTGTACTTGTTACCAGATTGCAAATATGCATAACCATCTGCGGTAGATCCAAGCTCGGCATTTGTTCCACCGATTTTCAAAACGCCCACTGAAATGCTAGTGGCTGTTGTAGGGGTTACCTCCCAGTACCATTTCCCAGAGCTAACAGCAATGGTGCCAACAGAAGTGGCGCTTCCGGTGGTTGATGTTGTTACATCCAGATTGCCATTGCTGAGTGTATTTCCAGAAACGAATAGGGGATTCAACGTCGCATAATTCCCCCTAACCTCACCCCCCACGCCCGTATCCGTCTGCGCCCCGTTAGTGGGCACATCTACGAGGCTGTCATTACCCGAACCAGCGGTGATACTTAAGTTATTCGGAGTCCAGTTGTTACCTAAATTGAAATTATCTTTACCTAAAGTTGTGGCTGTAGCAGCAGAGTTGTCGCTGAAAGGCAGCCAGAAGCTGTTACCCGTATAAGTACCGGTGTATGCCTTCGGGATGAGCTGGCCGGTGGTGGCGTCGGTTTCGGTGAAGCTGCTGGGGGTCAGCGCTTGGCCGTCGATGAAGTAGATGTCGGCTAGGTAGCCGTCGAAATAACGAGCAGAGAGTATAGATGCTCGTCCAATTTCATGCAGAGCCGCTTGATTAATGCCGTAGTCTTGGTTGCTGATGGACGCCCTATTGTCAATGCTGAAATCGGTAAGCTGGACGCTATTTACATACAGCTTAATCTTGTTTGCATTTGTTCCTTGTGTAGCATCAAAAGCCGCAACTATGTGATACCAAGCCGACACGTCCCTGTAGACAGAAGCGGAAACTAGGAAATTGCTAACAGCTCCAGCAACAGTCAACTTGTGATTATTGTCGATGTAGATACCCATAAAACCGGTATCGCTACTTGTAGTTCCACCGGTAAAAAGATTGACATCAAGTCCAGTCGATAGCGAAGCCCGCTTCACCCACCCCGCCCAGGTCCAGGTGCGGCGGTTGCCAGCAGATGCGGGGGTGCGGCTGAGATAGGCCGAATCGGCTGAGTTGAACCTCAGACTTCTACTAATACTGTATGCTCCGCCAGAAGCAGAAGCGGCTCCAAAAAACTCAGGAGTTGTATTTCCCGGAATCATGAGACAGTTCCCGAACCGTAATTAGCGGAAAGAATGGCGCTTACACGATTAGGGTTGATCACATAATACGTAAGAATATCCACGCCGCTGGCCGTAGTCGTAAGGGTAGGCGCCGTATTTCCAGCAAAACTCCAAGAGCCGCTATATGTAACTAAACGACTTCCCGTGCCATCCTGACGAATCGCAATAGAACCACATTGACCACCACTGGCGTTTGTCGGAGACGCAAAAGTCGAATTATTAGTAAGAACAACCTCAAAATTATTACGAGTGCCGAAGTTAAAAATGCAGACACCCGACGAGTTGATAGCGCCAGTAGTGCCAAAAGACTGAGATTGGACAACAATGGGACCGGAAATTGGGCCACCCGTCTTGTCGTATTTATTAGCTAAAGAACTTAGAGCGGCATTGCCAGAAGCCTGAGCAGTAGAGCCGACAACTAAAGCTGCGTTACCTGAAGCTTGAGCTGTAGAGCCAACAACTAAAGCTGCGTTACCTGAAGCCTGAGCTGTGGCGGCGCTCGTTAAAGCGGAATTGCCAGAAGCAAGAGCTTGATTAGCGGTCGATTGAGCAGCGACACCGCTAGCAGCGAGCGTAAACCGAGCATCAAGAACGCCAACTTCAACACGTTTATTTAGCGTCCCCGAAGCTTCAACGACAGGAAAGTAATCACCACTGGCTAACGTCGTGATCGCTGTAAATTGCGATATTTTCTGGCTAGCCATGTTTATGCAGTCTCTAAGTCAATTGTAGACCCATCTTCTTGAAGCATAGCATCCAGAAGAACACCAGCGCTGGTTTCAAGAAGAATTACTGAAGTAGGGTTAACAACGAACGTAGGTCGCGATAATTCAACTTCAAGCGCAGAAGTTGATACAGCCCGACCAACAGTAGTTAAATAAGCCCCTTCATACGCAGTCGCGGCTAAATCAGAACTCCAAGTGGAGTAAGAAACATTTACGCCCGAAGAAAGAATCGAAACGTAGCGATACTCGCCCGGAGTTAAACCACTTGCAGCCGTATATAAAAAGTCTCCGTTAACTCGAATAAGCGAGCCAGCGGAACCCGAATCGAGAGCCACGCCGATTGCGCTGGCTTGATTCTGTAAAATTGCACTGGATTTATAAATAAACCCAGTAGAACTTACGAAAACTGTATCTCCAGCCGAGATGGCTTCTCCTGCTGTAAACGAAGTTAAAGCCATCTCGACCTTTTAGATAATTCCAGTTTAGCCCTTACCTTGGCCTCTCGTCTTTTTCCTCCCGTGTGAGGCCTTACTGTGCATACCCTCGCCCTGACGGGTTTTTTTAGGCTTGGATTCGATCTTGCTGAGGGGCGCTTTGGACTTAACCATGCGGATAGTGCAACCGCACAAGCTTAGGAAAAAATACTAAATCGTCAAGTAACATCAATGTCGACCCAAGCAGAGCCGTTCCAAACCTTCAACCGGTTCGTATCGGAATCCAACCAGCCAGCACCTTGAACAGAGGGAGCAGGAGCAGTCGAACCGTAAGCAAACGAGCGAGAAGGCCCAGCTTCGTACCAGCCACTTGAAGTCGCGTCGTAAACAAACAAGTTTCCGAGCAAAGTATTGAACCAGAGACTTCCGTCTCGCGGTGGTGCGTTCAGACCAGTGCCTGAAGGTGCAACTTCACCTTTGAGAGCAAGTGCTTCAGCATTTGTTTGATACCACGAGGGCGTCGAAACACCATTGCCGCTGGCATAAACGAACATGCGTCCCTGGTTGGTGTCGAACCAGAGAGCACCGTTGGCATAACCCGGACGCGGGGCGCCGGAAACAGTTATCGAAGCGGAATCTGCGCCACTAATCGCAACTAAACCGCCGTTATAAATTACAGAAGTGCTTCCTTCTCCATAAGCACCCAAATTAAACTTGGTTCCGCCATCAGAAAGATACAGACCAGAACCAGCAGTAAACGCAACACCAGATGTAGAAAGGACAGTGGCGTTAATAAACGCATATCGGCCACTATAAGTTACGTAAATACCTGATCCGCCCTCAACAGCAGCGTTGACAACCGTAAACGCTCCGCTTGTGGTGGTATAGATACCGGAGCCAGCGATAACAGCGCCGCCCGAGTTAACACCACTCAGTGTCCAGTTAAGATCCTCAATGACCTGGACTAATCCCTCAAAGTTGGCGGCATACCCTGACGGGTCAATGGTGAAAGATGCTGTTCCCACGCCGCTAATTGTGTAAATACATTCGACGAGGGCATCAACTGCCCCCCGAAAGTTGGGAGTGTGAAGACTATGACGAGACGGGTAGTGACCGCACGCGGACATTAGTTTCCTTAAAAATACTACCCTCCAACGTAAAGTCTAGCGCACTCGTTTATTTTTTCTTTGTTCAGCTTAGCCGAGACCCTTTTTACAAAACTGACATTGCAGCCCAGATTTTTAGAGACCGTGTTGCAGCTGTGTCCCGCATTCAACTGAGCGATAACTTCCTTACCCAGGAATGTTGAAAGTGCCCGTTGTTCAATACGTTTACGAATTTCAGCGTACTGACCGGCAGAAGCAAAGCTTTTTATAATCTGCTGAACCCGTTGCTTCGAAATATTGAATTTTTTACCTATTTCAGCGTAGCTCTTCCCCTCCATCAAATAATCGTAAATATCCGCAAAACGCTGTTTAGCTTCCGGCGAAGGACAAAGACGACCCATAATCAGCTTGAAACTGAGTCGACCTTACCCAGCATCTACTTTGGTGTCAACCTCACGATGCTGATAAAACTCTTCAGCTATACGCCAAGCTGGGATATTTAACTTCATAGCTCTGCGGCGACACTCCGCCCAGAACTCCTCATCAGACAGGTCTATAGCTGCACTTGGTTTTAAGCTTGCTGTAGGCATGACCCATCCCTAGAAGATGTTGTTCGTATATTACCAGATATTCCAGAAAAAGCGTAGTTTTGTACTCTTTGCCCTATAGTCGACAGTACGCGGGTTGCCACGGCTGCAAAAACCAAAACACCGTGTTTCAAAACTATCTCCAGAAGCCCGTTTACTTAACGTGAATTTCGTTTTAAAACGTGCTTAGTTATATATTTAAAATTATATTATAAGTAATATGCGCTAACGCAAATTTCGCTGCAGTTAAATACTGTAAAACTTGCCGGTCAGGCGAAATTTACGTTAAGTAATCTAATGATTGAGGAGAAAATCAAAAAAGGGAGCACGAACGGCTAAGCTACCTACATGGTGCGCTGTGTGCGTTCCGTGCGTTGTGTGAGCTCAAATGAGTACATCCGTATTCCTAACCCAGTACCTCGGGATCCTTGAACCCGTCCTTTCAGAGCCTCCAGGAGGCATTCCGGACGAAACACGAGAGCTAGGCAACTTCGAGTTGGCTGTCTACGGGCAGACCGGTGTCCTCCTCTGCCAGTGCGGGCGCCAGGACCCGATAGCCCTTCGGATGCGCGACGTGGCCCACGCTGCTCCGATTCGGGGCCTGATGGCCTGTCCTGCCTGCGTTGCCGAATCCCGCACCAACCCTGGTCGTTCGAAGCTGATCCAGGCTTGGTTCCGGCGCCGCAAACTGGCGATAAACCCTGATCAGCACTTATATCTTCCTGAGTCCTTGCACCGCCTGGTCGACGACGAGGAGATCATGCGCCCGCGTCGCTACATATATAAGGTGTTTTTTGATTGCGACTTGACTACGGAAGATAAAGTTCTGTGTTCGTGCGGGGATCAATCCTGTTTAAATCCTTATCACATGATGATCGGTAAAAGTCCTGCGCGTAAAATGACACCAGAAATGCTGGAGGCTGTACAAGCATGGCTAAAGAACGGCAAAACGACCAAATCGGTGGTGGAATTGCTCAAAATAAAATTTCAAAAGTCGTTTTCTATTCGGACTATACAATTGCTAAAAAAAGAGTTTCAGCAATCAGGCTTTACGAAGAGCTCGTTCAGCTGTTAGTATTTCGCCAACCTCTTTCCACGAAAGAGATACGCAGTGAGTTGTATTCACCTAAGGACAACTTACTGAGGGCTTTAAAATCCCTAGTACAACTTGATTTGGTACGAAAAATCTCTTTCGAAACGCATACGCTGTATGTGCTAAATGGAGAGTACAATTCGTTAATTAAAACTACACTTGGATTATGAACACAGAACTCGATAAGAAGCCCTTTCGGTGGGATGACGAATACGTTATTGAAAATCTTCCTACATGGATTTACACAGATAATGATCAACCACGCTCGATAAACGAGTGCAGGGCCAAGATCTCCTCTGTCGAATACACAATCGAAGACATCGACTTACAGATTCAGATACGAGATCTGGAATTAAAAACAGGTAACAGTCGTCATCAGTCCTCTTTCGATTTCGATAAGTGGAAAACTCAAGCGTTGCGAGCTAGGCAGACACATCTGTATCTTCTGAACGCTTATAAATACTGGTTGATCCTTAACGAAAAAGAACCGGATCCTAAGTATTTAGATAAAAAACTGAATCAGATCATTAAACTGCTAATAGAGGAGCCTGCTGATTTTGAACAACAACTCGCAGCACTCTACGATTTGCCTGCGTAACAGGAATCACATAAAAACCGATACGGTTTGCGAGGAGTGCCTGAAAACAATAAATAATTTTGCCTGCGAACCACAGCTGCAGGACGTTGAGCCCGAACTCCGGGCTCTTTTTACGCAGCTAACTGCTCAAAACCGAGACCTATATACGTGTTGGAAAAGCTCTTACAAAACAATTACGGTTCTTGGTAAACGCCTGAATATAGAGAACGTCTACTACAACTTTTATAAGGGTGACATCGGAAACTTTGCTTTAAAACGAATTTGCGGAACAATTGGGTGTGTAAATCCAGCTCACCACAAATCACGCTTTGAGGCTGAAACAATCAAAAAGAAAGTGCAAAGTGGATTTAACAGAAAATTAAAAAACATGAGTGAGCTATCCACAGCGGAATGGCTGCGCCAACCTTAGACTTCTGTCACTGGCTTTCGTAAGAAAGGCCGAAAGTCAGTATATTGGGGTACGCTCGGTTTTAGCCTTTTCCCGAGTGTGGCAACTGAACTCCATTGCCCGGCGCCGGGGGATGGGGCAGCCCCAAATTACTTAAATTATGGAAGTTGAATCCCGAGAACTCCTGAGTCTGCTGCAAAGCATCGATGTATCGCTGCAGATTTTGGCGCAAAACAAAACAAAAGCAGCAAAAACTGTATTTGTGTCAAAGAAAGTGATCGCCTCTCGCTTAGGCGTGCCTCCTGTAACAATCGACAAGCTGATCTACCAAGGAATTACATCAGGTGGTAAATCCGGCCTTGTTGAACTGCGTCATTACTGTAAGCTAGATCCGACAGAACAAAATACGTCTAACTTTCTGTTCGATCCCGTGCAAATAACCACGGACGCTTGGGCTTCTTTCACTAACTACGACAATGTTTAATTCAAACAAAACAAAACAAGCATTTAAAAACGTCTTTGGATTCTCAGAAATTCAAAATCGCATCGCTTTAAACACGGTCAAGATGATCGTGGGCGATATGGTGACTTTGTACTCAGAGTTCAAGAAAAATGAAGGGTCCGGAGCTCTGTTTTTTATCCCTTCGAATCCGAAGTGTTCACGCTATGTGACAATCTCGGACATCCAAAAAGACATCATTTTGTCTGAGGAGTTGATGGACAAACCTCTGACAGAATTTCTACGCAAATTGGGAAATATCGTCGAAAAACACGAAGACGAAGAGAAACCCATCGTGGTGCTGGTGACAGAGAGCGGTATGAGTATTCATATCGTTAATCCTGACGAAGTTTCTGACAACATCACGGATTATTTGACCGATGCCGCTAGCTAGTGTCGATTTTGTTTCCCCGCCAGAAGTTATTGCAACTACGACGGCATTTTTTGACGGGGAAATAGCACTCGATCCGGCATCAAGTGTCAGTGCCAATAAGTTAGTCTGTGCATCTAAATTTTTTACGTACGAAGACAGCGGATTAAATCAAATTTGGCGAGCTAAAAACGTTTATTTGTTTCCGCCACGGGATTTTTTATTAGGTAGCGAGCAACCGGCGGACGCCTACTTGTTTAGAAAGCGGAGGCGCTTTCAAAAGTCTGCACAGCGGGTGTGGCTAGAGGAATGCAAACGAAAGTATCTAAGACAAGAGTTCGACGAAGCGATCGTTTTTTTAACTTCTACAGAAGTGGCTTTGTTGACGACTCAAAAACTTGAAATTGACTTTCCGCTGTGCATACTTAGAGACAGACCAAATTTGTATATAGATACACCTGAGTTAAATAAACTTGATAACACAAGATGCCTTGGATTTGTTTATTACTTTCCCAGCTCTATAAACACTGAGAAACGTATATACGACTTTAGTAACCTCTATAGTAACCTTGGTCGGGTGTTTGTTTGATTGGATCAGGCGTATCGTAAGTTTCGTCTGGTCCAAACTTATCATTCGCTCCAAAACCTAATCCCACGGCGACGTTGCGCATTTTGCGGAACATTCGCGTACGCATTAATCTACGGGTTCTTTCGTCAGAACCTTCCGCCCAGACTTTACCGGCTAAACGAATATCGGATCGCTGTCGATAACGGTAATCATGTTTAGCAAACGGCGCTTCGGCGTGAAAATTAACTTCACGCTCATGAAACGAAGGACGTTTTACATTAAACATTATAGTCCGTGTACTGCGAATAACCCAGCTTACCTCGATTCAACTCAGTCTTAATTGGAGGGTTAGTAGCTAACCTCATAATCTCGGGATCTAAAGCTAAATTAGTTGCGCTGCTTTCAGCCAAGCTTCGCGCTATTTGAGGACCCGCTAAAAGAGTGCGGTAAAGATCCGCAGAAGTCTTACGCCCCACATCACTTACACCTTGTGTAAAAGCTCCTGCAGATTGTAGAAGAGATTTATTTAAACCCTCAGCAGATTCTGAACCGATAAGTCCAGGTCTAAAATTTAATAATGCTGGTTCATATTTCTTTGTTAAATCCGCTAAATAATTTTTATAATCTTCACGGGTTCCAGTGACATATTCGGTCGGAGTTCTTCCGGCCATCGCACTTAAAACAGGAATAGCCTCTTTAGCTTTGGTTTCGTACGTAGTGGCTTTGTCACCAACGTCTTTTACAAGTTCTTTTTGACGTTCATAGGCTTCATTAGCAGCATTTTGAATTGCTTCTCGCGCAGCACGACTTTCTCTAACGGCTGGTGACTCGCCCATGTGTACAAAAAACTCCTAGCTTTAGTTTACAGAAATTACCGATAAACAGTCGAGTTTCACTTATCCTCGTCCGCTTAAAGGACTTGATCCTCGGGTTAGGTGCAGCAGCTGCACTTCACCTTTTCCAGGAATCTGAACACCTACAGTGTACCCACCGGCTCCTGTATCGCCATAGCTCCTGACTAATTTAGCTCCACCTGTTGTATAAATAGGGGTTCCGGCACCGACACCTATGTCGATTCCTCTGTGAAACGAACTAGCACCCGCAGTTGGGGCAGTTCGTGGACCATAAGGGCTGGTTAATGGAAGCTCGCTAGGGCGTTTATTTCCAATGAGTAAATACTGATCTAATTCTTGAGGCGAAATAGGTTGACCACTTGCGTATCGAATATCTAAATGTGGTCCCGTACTAACACCTGTACTACCTGTACGAGCGACAAACCCCATACCAGTCGTAGGTGTGTTTCTGCTAACTACATCATTCTCGTTTAACGATGCTTCAAGTTGAGCTGCTCGATCGTTAAACGATTTTACAGTCGCATAACCTTCAATCAGTTGTCCGGGTATCTGCGTAATACTGGAAACAAGATCCGTATCGTCTGCCCCTGCTGCTTGAATAGCCAACTGTTGATATTTCGCAGCAACTTCAGGATCTTCAGCAAGAGCCGCAGCTTGTAAATAATCAGCAGCTTTGTCGCCCACGGAGCTCTGAGGCCCCATCACCTTGGTGCCGAACTGTTTTAAAACATTCCCCATTGTCTCAACAAAGCTCATCCGAGGAAGTTTTGCGGGAGCTTTAGCCGTCGTAGTCGGTTGCCCTTCTAATCCGATAGGAGATGCCTGTCCGTAGACACGCTGTAAATCACTAAAGGATTTAACAGGTTGGCCATAGTAGCTAGCACCACTCAATGTGGGTAATGACGCCCACTCTGGAGCTAATGCAGCGGACACTCGCGGACTAAAACCCTCTTTCTGAAGGACAGCGAGACCTCCTAGAGGCATTAAGCGGTTCCGGATACCACGCAGAGCTGCTAAATCTTGTTCACGCGGACCAAAAGATCCGAGACCAAGCGCTTTTGCGTGAGACTCCCAAGTTCCAGGAAGAAACTGATAGGCTCCAGCTGCCCTGCTTCTACCTTTATATAAAGTATTCGGATGACGGCTTAAATCCGATAAAGTTCCTCCACCAAAAGTAACAGCATATGGATTTTTTGCTCCGCCAGTACCTTCGGCATAACGAAGTACAGCCAATAACCGTTGAGCTTCAGGCGTAAATCGAGCTCGTTCTAATAACTCTTTTTCGGTCATTGCGTACCGTAACCTTTATCGCCGTAATTCGATTCTAGACGCTTTCAGTTTGCGGTTCTTCATCGTCAAAAATACTCATGTTGGTATCTATAAGGACACCAACTTCTTGCATCACCGTTTTATAAGCTCGCTCACGGCAGATAAGACGAAACACCGTGGTCCAAAAGAAATTGTCGCGCTCGGGCCCAGATTTCAACGCGTGAGCCTTGCTTCGGATGCGTGTCAGCGTGAACTCGTCTTCCAGGGTCAGCCCGCAGGAGAGGTGGTTATGCCCCTTCGAATTTTTCCGGCCCATGATCCGAGGTCATCTAAATACAGCATAGCTGTAACAAAAAATTTCCGCTCTAGCCGTATACTAACGTTTTCTTAGTATTTCTATTTAACACTACGTTGTTAAAATTACCACATTTTACAAGACCAGTAACCTGGCGTTAGCTTGCTCTTCTTTTCATCACAGTTATGACGTGCTCTAAAGTTCTTTCTACGTTCTGGGTCGTCACTACGGTTCTCCATGTTTGCATCACCGAAGCGAACTAAGCGCACCTGATCGCCTTCTTTTGCAGCCACAGCGTATTGTTTCCCGCCCTGAATATCACGCTTTGGAGAGTTGTAGTTTTTGAAAACTTCTCCAGCAAGACGAATTGTCATGAGACTCATGAGCTCCTAATTGATTATACCGATTGAAACCTTAAAAAGGCATTACGATCAACTTCTAACGTTGCAACACATGAAATCAGGGTTACTATGTCACAGTTGCTTCCTGTTAAAAGCACCAAATGACGGACAGTAAAACCCTTCTCACGATTGCGGAAACGGCAGAACTTCTTAATTGCAGCTCTGGGTTTGTCCGTAAGCGCATCGCGCTCTCTGAAGCCAACCAGCCCGGTGGGTGGCCTAAGTCGATCTATGTAAACCTTCAACCTAATGGTGCGAAGTCGCTGTATCGCGTTAATCGCACTGCTCTCGAAGAATACCTTCAAAACGCAGCACCCGCTAAAGTAGAAACGGAAGAAAACTTCGAACCCGCTGCAGCCTGCAGCTTCTGAAATGGTTTACTCAACTTCGAGCCCTGAAGATATTTCGGGGATGCTCCAACGGCAACCTGTTGCAGTAGAAACAATCGAAGTTGAAACGCAAGAAAGGGTCACAGTGGAGGGACTAGCTTCTCTCCTGGTGACCCTTTCATCTGCTCTAACACATTTGTACATACAATCACATTTAATTCATTTGAACGTTGAAGGGCCTTTATTTTTGCCCGTACACGAATTTTTAAAAGGGCAGTACGAATCCCACGTCGATCAGCTTGATAAAACCGCCGAGTTTGTTCGCACTCTCGACGTGTTCATGCCGATGTGCGAAAAAGGACTTTTAGGAGCGTGCAAGCCTTTTAAGCATGTTAAGAGCTACGAATGTCGCGATATGCTAATGACGTATTTAAAAAACTTAGAAGATATTGGTATGCAGGCTAAGGACGTCGGTGAGTACGCGAAAGAACTAAAAGCTCCCGATGTTGAAAATTATATGGCCGAACTCGTGGGCGAAATGTTCAAAGCTGCTTGGTTTATCAAGAGCACTCTTCGGGGTTAAACAAGCGCCCACGCGTTAGCCGCTCGCACATATAATCCGCTTGGAAAACTACCTGAAGTAACGGTTAAGTAAACCAAAGAACCTGACGGACTTGTGCTGGCAGCGGGAAGACCGCCAGGCAATACGGATGAAGTAACAATTGCTCCAGAAGCTGAAATAGCTCCTGACGCCATGATTGCTCCAGAAGCTGAAATAGCTCCTGACGCCATGATTGTGGAACCAGCAACAGTAGCAAAGTTGGCGCTTCCTGCAGTTCCAGCAACCGTGGCCGAGTCAGCGATTAAAGCACCTACTTTTTGCCACGTTGAGCCCGTCCATACACGCAAGTAATAAGAACTTGTCGAGCTGTCTACCCACTGTTCCCCTACTGAATTTCCGGCCAAACCGACGGGTGTTGAATTAGGTGCAGTAGCCCCATAATGCGTAGGGCCTACTTTTCGAATATTTCCTGCCGAATCTTTAAAGTACGCACCCGGATCAGTGGCACCAAAACAGATTGCTGGTTCACCAGCGCTAACCGCCACGCCGCTTGGTCGATCCGAGGAATTACCTGATCTCTTTAATAAAATAGTTACAGGAGTTGAAGTCATATCAATAAGTTCCTCCGTTTATATAGAAAGATAAAGACGAAGGAGGTATCACAACACCGTTACTGTACTCGCCTCCATCTAAAACTGCAGTAGAAGTTGTAACGGTAACGCCGTTCGAATACACTCCACCATCGTAAATATCTTGGGGTGTGCTAGCCGGGTTTAAAGGATTATATTGATCTAAAGTAAAAAGTTCAAAATTAGTATCTTGTAGCTCTGTAAAATCGTCTAACTGCCCGAAATTTAAAGTTTTTGCTACAACGTTATATTTGTCAGGATACAGAAGATGTTTTGGTAAACCGCTAAGAGACGGACTGTAGCGTTGCCACCAGATAAAATCTTCATTGCGCTTTAAAAAATCTGTTTGTTTTTGTAAATTCTTTTCAAACTTTTCTCTGTAATACTCGTTTAGAGGTTCATCAGCAGGTTGCGTTAGATTATACGAAGTGTTATTACTTAAATTAAACTTTCGCTGCAGATCCCAGAAAGCAGCGTAAATGTGCTTACACCATTTTGGTTGATAATAATATAAATTTACATCTGAATATATAGGCGTATCATCATACCGGGGAGTCCTGTAAGCATTAGTTAAATATATAAATCCAAATGTTCTTACGTATCCAGGAAAGTCATTTGACAGCGCAACTCGGTCACTGTCTAGTGAACCAGTGTCATAAAAACCTGGGTCTAAGTTTAAGATTTTTGTATAGGGATATCTCTGTTTAAGCGATAAATTATAAAAGTTAAAACTTTCTCGAGCTAAAAAATCTTGACACGTACACTGAGTGCGAATTTCCGTGGTTAAAAATTCGCCTACAGCAGGCGGACCTAAAGCAGGAACAGACAGCTGTGTACTATCTACAACAGTCCAACTATTATCTTCAGAAAAAGATAAAAATAAAGTATTAAAATTTGGATCGACACTAGGTTCTTTAGGAACGCCGTTTAAACCCACAGCGATTACTGTGTAATTATTGTATCCGTACGGTTTTGCTGTGCCGTCAGCATTAAATCTATTTGAAAGAACTTCACCTTTAAAATATGAAATTGGAGAACCAAAATTTTGGCTCAGAATTACGGCATAAGTATTTTCGTTATATAGACTCACAGAACTTACAGAAATACCAAAGTCCAAAAAATTAAACGTATCTCTGGGTCTAATACCTACTAAGTGCATTCTCATATCCGCTCTTTTTGTTGGATATGCAAAAAATATCCCCGGTATGTATCCGCCAACCCCTGCGGTACCAGATACATAATATTTGAAAGACGAATAAACTAAACCGGAATACGCTTGCTGCGTATACATGCTTAGTTCATAACCACGGCGCCAACGTGCCCACAATGACGCGTAATCATAATCACTAAGTAAACTGAAATCTTTTGTGTTTGTTGCTGGACGAAATCTACGTTCAAAATGAAGCGGACGTGAAAGTTGACCTTGATTATCTGCTCCAAAAACATCGTGAGGACGTTTAACGCCCTCGTTGGCCTTAAAAGAGTTGAAATTAAAGTTGTCCGATCCTTTTCGGCGGCTCATTTATCAATAGAATCCGCCTTGCGACCAGATGGTAATACCGGAAGGACTCAAACCACCCGAAACGGAGGTAGGTCCGTTACCGAGATAACCGGCACACAGAATGTAACCTTTTTCAAGGTATAAACCTTCACCTTTACCGATCTGAATAGGAGCGATCAGCGTGGTATCCCCAACTTGAGGAACAGGAGCATTAACAGCAAAAAGTTGAATTGGAAGCGGATAACCAAAAGTGCTGCCACTTAAACCGACTTCAAAGCGGCCAACCATCAAAGCAGCAGAGGTGGAGGGAGCTGCTTGGTTAGGCGCATAGACATACAACGCAATGTCAGCAGTACGGATACCGCTGCGGTCCGGATAATCTTCGTTAGAAACGATAGTTATATCTTCTACAAAAGCACCATCCTCAGTTGGGAGGTCACCCACACGGACTAGCTGGATCAGATCCCCAAGACTCGGACTGGAAGGATTAGAAACGGTCGAAGTCGCGTTAGTGATCCGAGCACCCCGTAAAAAAGGGCGATCAATCAGACAAGGAGATTTGTTGGTGCTTGTTGTTGCCATGATTAAATTTTAAACAGAGAAGGTGTCAGCAAACATACCCGATAAAAGCGGGCGGATAAGAGGGTTATTCGTAGCGCCTTGTTTTTGAGAAATTTGCGCCAACATTGCGGTTAGAGGATCTTGTTTCCCTTTATTAAGGTATCGTGCAAGGTTTTCTTGCGCCATACGCACCGGAGGGCCTCCACGGAGGGCGTTTCCTATTCCTTCAGCTAAAGCCCCTGCACCGTATAAAAAACCAGGAAAGTCAAATTTAGACTCTTCTGCTGTAGGCTTGAAAGATTGACTATAGTCTGTTTTTGGGACAGCATAGTAATCTACTAAGCCGGGATTTGGTCCGTAATCACGGTAGGCGTCATAATCAGCGCTACCGTAATTATAAAAATTCGAACTGTTGTAGTTATCGAAATAGCCCATAGTTTTTTAAAGTAAGGAATTTATCTACAGAAAGTCTAGTATCCCATAGGAATACGAGCTCGCGATAGAGCTATTGAGAAGTCGGTAGGAAGCGGCTTAAGGCTAGGAACTAATTGAGGCATAACAGTAGCTCCAATGTCAGAAGCTCCTTGTGATCCAAATGCGGTACCTACAGCAGCCGAAGCAGACCCAAGAGCATTATTAGTAAAATTAGTACCCATTGGGGTAGAAATTTCAACGCCACGTGCCTGAGGCATTTGCTGCGAGGGCATAGCGCGATTTCCCTTCATCCGCTCTAATAATTCATAAGTCAACTCGGGATTAGAACCAGCCCAAGTGCGAATATCAGCCTCCGAATAACGGGGATCTTGTTGAGCTAATTCGCCTACGAGAGCGCGGGCAACATCGGGTTGATTAGCGTACCGTTCACGCTGAGCGTAATACGTAGCAATGTCTGGGTAGTTTTCAGCAGAGGGACTGCCAGGCATGAAGGGCATCTGCGAAGTTGCCTTGGCCTGTTGAATAGCTTGAATCAACTCACTCTGCCTAGTACGAGCAGCGGGAGTACCCATAAATCCGGGAGAAGGAAGTTGTTGACCAGCTCCCATGGGAGAGAAGGAAGCTTCAACAATGCCAGTAACCGCAGGAGTCAAAGGGCCGGTTTCCGGGGTAGCCGTGGGCTGACCCATCGGAGTTTGAGCTTGCTCAGCGTCGGGCCTAAAAGCATTAACTAAAGCAGCTGAACCTGCCATAGTTCCGGCAGAAGCAGCGACCAGACCAGCTCTACGCAAGAGTGAGCCGAGGTCTAATTGCTGAACACCACCGGCTGCATTTCCAAAAGCAACATCAACAGGAATATCTGCAGATGTCAGTGCTTGAGTATTAACAGTAAATTCCGGTTTAGGGGCCGGATTAATAGAAGTGCGGAAGTTGGGTTCTGGAGCGGGACGACCCATCGGAACATTCCGAGCAGGCATTGTCGTAGGACGAACAGCCCTAACACCACCTAAAGGAAGCTCTAACTGACCAGGAGAAGTTCGCATAACTTCTCTGGCGGGGGCTGCAACCGGACGGACATTCGGCTCAACAGGAGTCGTACGAATAAAGGGTGCGCTATTTCCTCTTACAGATTTCTTAAAGTTATAAGCTTCTCCTAGTGTGTTACCTGCTTCTCTTTTAAGAAGCTCACCTTGCATAAATCTGCGGACCTGATCTAAAAGACTTGACATCTAAGTACAAAAATCCTGTAGTTATCTTAGCGCCAGTTTGCATAGAAGTACAAACGATCAGATCGCGAAATATCAGGAGGTCCAGGTATAGCTTGAATAAATTCAGCACCACTACGTTCAAAACGATACCGAGCTGCCACGGGGTCTCTGTAATTTGGGACGTAGAGCATGTGCGCTAAACGATCACACTCATATAGATAATTTTCCCGCCAAATCCGAGCAGTTTCCCGCTTATCTTGAATATTAATTGAACGACTAACGTCACCAAGAATTGTTTCCTGACGGCTAGTTGCTCGACCCGTGGCAAGCTCAGTTAGCCTCTCAGCTTCCTCACAGCGCTCAATTTGCTGGACAATTTTATCGTAGTAGAATTCACTAGGAATACTATTACACGCTTCCATTAACCTGGCGTAATCACCAGCAGGAACAGTAGCGATGTTATATCCTAGGTGATATGCTGTACGACTAAAGTTAAAATCGTCAAGCCTATAACCAAATACCTGTGCCGGATTACGCGTTAGCTGATTAATCGCGGCATAAACTACTTCGCGCTTAGTAGCGTCTGTAGTATCAGGTTGAAAAACAACACCTTGCTGAGCTAGGTAACTTTGAATTTGTTCTAGCTCTTGCGTGCTTAACTGTGCCACGGGTGTTGTTATCCTCTTTTTTTATTCTAAATTACTTAAAAATTATTCGACATAAACGTGATCGCCTTCTAAAACTTCGTCCCAGTTGATGTTTTTAATGGACTTCAACTGATCAAGTTTGGTAAAGCGCTCACCCGGTTGAGCTTGTTGTAGCTCCTTAATTTCAGTAGCGGTCTTCATTCCTACGCCTTTAAGAACCTGCGTTAAAAGCTGCGGTGTGGCGCTATTGATGTTGATGCGGGTGAATGCTTGCACCTCCGGCTTAACTACCTGCCGACCACGACGTTGCTTAACGTGTTTTTCGCTCTCCTTGGTTTCTGTAACTTTTTCATCAATCTGGTTCTTGTGGGCAAAGAAAACTTTTCCAGTCGTTAAAGAACGCACCATGAAGTATTCTCCTTCATCGTGTGAGCTGACAACCTCTACTTTTACACCGTTGGGGGTGTAAGTGAATTCTTTGGCCTGTGTAGCAGTCATTATGTGAACAGTATCTGTGACAATTTTACATTAAAATGACTTAAGAGCTTGAGAAAAAATGCCTGCTTTTAAATTCGCGGGAAACTTGCGTGGACTATTAAGGGCTACTCCTGGTGTCGGTGACATATTAAATACAGTTTTGGAAGCAGCTGATCAAATTCAAGCTGGAGTTCCTATACAGAGAGCTGTAACTAGAGCAATTCCTGTTGGTGCAGTTGGATTAGCTACCAATATTTATGATCCGTTGGGAGTTACTAATATGGCACCTACGGTAGTTAGATTAGCTGGAGATGTTGCTAAGCAATTAGATTTCGCAAAAAAAGCGCGATTACAAAGCCCTCCAATAACTTCAGGGAGAGATCCGAGAATTGTGAATGCTGCAGAAAATATTATGCTTCAAATGTGGCAGGATCCCCAAGAAGTTGAAAAAGCAGCAAAAGTTCTAGATAAATTTAACAGCGAAGCAGCAGCGCGTTATATTGTCGATAAAACTGATCCGTTAACAAAAGAAGGACAATTTTCCGCCGACCCTACTGAACGATTACAACAATTACAAGAATTTTTGTCCAGAACAAATAGATAATAAAAAAGCCCCTCCGAAGAGGGGCCTTTATTTTGCCGAAAATTATCAGGCCGGGACAGTCGAAGTGTACACACTCGATTCCACGAGGCCGCCAGGCTGCAGGGCCAGATCGTCGCGCTTGGGCGCTTCGTCAGGAACCAACCAGCAAACTTCGCAAATAGCGAGAGCTTTGTTCTTACCAGACAGCTTACCTGCTTGAGCACGGGGGTCATAAACACCCGAAGCCAGAGTTAAGCCAGAGGCAACAACACCGCCAAGGTTGCGGGTGGCAAACAACTGCCAAGTCCTATCTGCAGTCAGAGCAGACAAGTTGTTGGAGTTGAAAATGTTCACCGAATTGTTAGTGCCGTTAGTGATGCGGCTATTTAAACCGCTCACAGTGACACCAAACTGACCGGACACCACGGTGCCATCTGCACGGAGACCTTGGTTCATAGCAGGAACCAGCGTCAGGCAAGGCGAAGCCACACCGCCGCCAACACCGCTGCTGACCACATCGCCGCCGTCAACGCGGAGCGAAGCACGGTAAACATAAGCGCCCGAAGGAACAGTAATACCGTTCGCAATATCAGCCCGAACATCCTTATGGTAATCAGGAGAGGGGATGATGACGTTGGCGCTGCTGAACGAACCGTTAGAACCGTTCAGACCGGAACCGTAAGGTTGAGCGTAATACTCAAGCTGGTTAACGCTACCAAGAGCCTGATAGGACAGGTCAACGTAGCCGATAGCCTGCTGAGCAATCCAGCCGGGCTGGAAGATAACACCAACAGGACCGCCAATAGGCTGGCTGGTCAGAGTTTGCGAAGTACCGTTCTCGTTCAGATAAACGACGGACTTCTCTTCGTGCCAATAACGAAGAACGTTGGTGTAGTTACCAGGATAAATCTTGGCAACCGAGATTTGGTTGGGATTAACAGTCATGATTAATTACCTCCTCAAGCGTTGAATGAGTAGGCAATGGTGGCGAAGTCAGCGTTCAGGAGTTCGAAACCTGCGTACAGGCTCCAAATCATCATGATGAAACGGCTGAAATCGTCATTGTTGTTGAGCAGCACTTGGGCGTTGTTACCGCCGATGCCGACACCAACAGATTGCGGACCGAAGAACATACCGATAGCAGACTCGTATGAAGACGAAGTACCGCCGATGGTCGCAGTTTGGCTCTGCGAAGGCATGTTGGTCGATTCGAAGAAGCGAACACCTTCGAACACGAAACCGGTCGGCATGATCGGCTCACCAGCCACGAAGGTGGCTTGGCCGAAGCCCTGACCCATGTAGATGGCAGCGTTGGGCTGCATCGAGGACATCAGGGGGTTGATCTGACCATTGCCGGGATAACGAGCAACTTCACGGAAGTCGCTGTTCTGGCGCAGGTGCATCAGGAAGGTAGGATCGCAAACGCAGCGATAGAAACCATCCTGATAGGTAGGAGTGTTCCGCTTACGCAGGCTCTTCACCACGCGCAGCAGGTCATCCTTAACGTCGAACTTAGCTTGCTCGGCGTTGGCGTAGGTGAGGCTACCGACGGCGAGATCACCGGGGTAGTAGTAACCACCTTGGCTGTCAGAAGACTGACCCTTGGAAACAGCTTTCAGGAGTTCGTTGATGAACACCCGATCACGCCAACGACGATAGTCGTCGAGCAGAGTCAGGGAGCCGATCGACTGGTGGAAAGCGGTCAGGTTACCGGTATCCAGCAGAAGACGCTGAGCAGTAATAAGGGTTTCGCGAGCAATCTTAAAGGTGCTCGGCTGAGTGGGATCGGAAGGGTCCGCAGGACCGGTGTACTCACGAAGAGTAACCAGCACTTTGTCCTTCACAATGTTTCTGCTGTTGGCAGTACCGATGGTCTGCTCAGCAGTGCGCTCCCGAGACTCCTTAGAGCCAGGGTTGCCCCAGAAACGATAACGGTCAAGCTGAACGGTCTGGCCGGGTTGTTTGGAAAAGTCGTGAACAACACGTGTTAGGATTTGCGGGTTCAAATCCACTCTCTGAGTTTTTCATCCTCAGAGCACTGACTATATCTTGCTCCCAAAATGACTCGTTACAATCGTTTTTCTCCCGACCCTGCTGTTATTCGAGAGTTGGCATCAAAAATGCCAGATGTCGAAGCAGCAAAAATTCTAGGAGTAACAATGGTGACGTTCTATAAAGCTAGAAAGCAATTAGGTATTCCATCTTATTTTGAGCAAACAGGTAAACGAATAAGAAAATCAGGAGAAACTTACTCTTTTATGAGTTATGATGACCGGTATTTTAAGGTCATCGATTCACCTGATAAAGCTTATTTTTTAGGTTTGCTGGCATCAGATGGAAACATAAGTCCTAGATTAACGGCTGTACGAATTGCTTTAAAAGAAGAAGATAGTCTAATTTTAGAGCAATTTAGAAAGTTTTTAGGTGAAGATGCACCTGAACTTAAAACTAAGACTTCTAAGATAAATGGGAAGCTTAGTGCTCCTCAAAAAGTCTTAGCTCTTAGTAAAAAATCCATGGTAGAAGACTTGTTGAAATTAGGAATAACTCCAAACAAATCACACACCTTAAAACTTCTTTGTGACCTCCGTGAATTTAAAAAGGACTTCCTCAGAGGCGTGTGGGACGGCGACGGATCCATAACAGAACGACGCTTTAAAGTAACCACTGCTTCTGAAGAATTTGCCAACCAACTTCAAACTTGGATTCTCGATGTAAGTGCAGTCAAACTCCTTATAAAAAAGGAAACTACACAACGTGGAAAACAATTGTTTAATCTTCCAGGTTACATCAGGGACGCTAAAGCAATTAGAGCTATTTACGGAGAATCTAAGTTAGGTATTGAACGTAAATTAAAAAATTACGAACAATACTGGGAGCCCCGGCGCTAGTGGACTTCATAATCCGGTCTGGATCGTATGTCCTAGTCGATGAACCTTCCACTCATTCCTGAGAGGCTTGGCTGCTGATTGCCCCAGAATCCAAACTTTTTAACCGTTCACGCTTACTGTCACCAGTTACGTTGTAGGGTTTGGATCTTTTAAGAAGGGTTTCCAGCAATTCACCGGGTTGTCACTTTCTGATTACTCAGAAAGGCGGCTGGGTTGTCAACCGGTTCTGCAGCCATCTCTACAACATACGCGGGATGCGGACGGTAGAGCTCTGCACCGAGCAGCTTCGGAAAATCATTGTCGACGAACAAAGCGTCAACCTCCGAAAAACTACATACTTAATTTAACGAAAAAACATCTATGTGAACACTTTCTTGTCGCATTTTTAGCGTTTAACCTTTCTGATTGCTCGAATTAACAGACGCACTAAATGTCCTGACAAGGTTACGTACACCCTCAGAACCTTGGAAGTACACCGAACCCAAGTTCGAAACGTAACGCGTTGAGCCGCCACGATAGATGGTGCGGATTACAGCCGACATCAAGCCAGGAACTTGAGCCCTAGTGGCTTCCGTGTATGTACGGCAATAGACCGGAGGGTTGTATATCCAGTCAGCTCGTGTAGCAACACCCGAACTAACAGCCGTGGTCAGTAGACCACCTTCGTAGCGACCGTGAGTTACCCCACCTCCTGTAATACCTTCAGCAACCGTATTGGAATCTGGTGTTTTATAAGGAGAGTAATCTTGATTATCCGGCGCAACACCTCCGAAATACGTGTAAGGCAATGTTTGCCGAACACCGAAGTTCGAACTAAAGGAAGTTTGAACTTTGGCGTATGCGATTGTTGAAAAACCTAAAGGTCTATATCCTTCTTCAGCACTAAGAGCCCCGCTTGGTTGATACGCAACACCAGGGGTGTAATCAATCCAGTAACCCGAGACAGCCTGTGGAGCTACACGCCAGTCATCCGTTAAATACCAGGAACCGCTATTAGGGGGTCCCGGTGTAATGCGACCGAGATCAGCTCCGACATCAACGATGCCAGAAGATACAACTAAATAAGATTCATGATTAGGTCCGCTTTGAATCTGATGCAGACCAGAATCATATTTATAGTTCGTCAGCGGAATGTATCCCACGAGGCTATGGCATATAGCCTCATTCTAAGTTTTAACTAAATCAGATTTGACCCGAAGCTGCAACGATATTGTTCAACGTGCTCATGTCGGCACTGATGTTCGCCATGTCGGCGTTGTATTGAGCTTTTAACAAATCCAGTTCCTGCTTCAGTTGTTCAACTTCCTGTGTAGAAGAAGTCGAAGACCGACGGCGACCAAGAGGATTCGGCATGAATTTATTTATTCTTAGATTCAGTATACTTCTTCGCTTTTTTCTTCGCCTTTACACGCTCAGGAAGATCGCCTTTAGTTTCTTTTTCATACTCCTCAACCTTGGCTTTAGATATTTCTCCCCGCTCAGACATCGCGTAAAATTTGCGTCTTTGGCTATCTGACACAAAGGGCATAAAAACCTCTAACTGGTTTAATTATAAAAAAAATCCCCGAGATTTTACCCTCGGGGACTCCCACGTTTCTTCCGAACAGATTCTATCAGGCTTGATCCAGGAAAAGAAGCTTGCTGCGGAAAGCTTCGGGACCCATTTGGCTCAGGTAGCGCCAAGCTTGTTCGGGGCTCTGATTCATGACTTGGCCAAAGCCTTGCCATTGGATTTGGGGATCAGCGCTAGGAGCGCCAGCACCAGCCGAAGCCGGAACAGCAGGCAGCTGGTCGTAGCGGGGCTGGTAATTTTCGGTAGGAGCAGTCTCATCCACGGGGTAAACCTCGGTAAAGAACCGATTGGTGTAATCGGCCAAATGATCCGGGTCAGTGAGGATGGTCTCCATAGCCAGACCGCGAGCTGCAACATTCTCCAGCACCGAGTGCTGCTGAATCAGTGCATCCTCAAGCACCGTGGCATACTGATTCAGAATGCCGGGAGCTTCAATGCCGAAGTGATTAACGACGGCGGTTGTTGCGGGACTTAACTGAGCGCTCTGTTGCGCGTCCGTAGAAGTCGGAGAGGAAGTTTGGGTCGTATACCCGTTGCTGTACGAGGTCGGCTGAGCCGATGGTGCCTGGTAAAGATACGGTTGGGCCAGTGAACTCTGACTGTACAGTTGAGTATCCGGCATTTGTGCCGGGCTCTGCTGATACTGTGCTGTCTGGCTGGGGGACGGGGAGAGGCGTGAGACCACCCGTTCCAAACTGCCCATCGCTGCTTCCCACGGATTGGACGGGGAGTAAGCCGACGGATACTGGCTGGACTGGTTGCTGGTAGAAGGGGCCGTAACCTGTTGTACCGGCGACGGCGCTTGGGGCATAGTTGCCGAAGGCGCCCCCTGGGTAGTTGCCACCCATTGCGGGTAGGCGGTTGAGCCCATATCCGCCGAGGGAGCGGCCTGAGGGGCTGCTACCGCCGGGGAGACCGGGCTCGGGATCGAAGCTGGGATCTGCTGGCTCATAGCTGCCCGAGTAAGTCAGTTCTTGCGCAAGGTGGTCAAACGTCCTATAAAGCAAGGGCGTTAGGTTTAGCCGAGGATCAGCCGCTAAGGGCGTATTCGGCGCGAGTGGATGTGGCGCTTGCAACATCTGATTCAATAATAGTAGAAATTGCTGAAAAGCGCCCTGAGTTTGTTGAATCATTCGGAAGGGAAAACCCTTCAACATTTCTGCACGCTCAGTATCCGTTTTATCCGGGAACAAATACTTCAGAGCTTCGACGCTATCAACACCAAGCTCCTGAAGATTTCGAACGACAATAGATTTTTGGTTGACGTCATAGGCGGTGTCTTCATAAACATCACCTTGGAACCTATAAGTAACTTCCCGATCACCATCAGGTGGTAGACCGAAAACACCACGTGGGACTTTGTTCTCGGTGACAGCAGTCTGAATAGCAACCGTAACTTGATCTTCGTACTTATTAATTTTCTTTTGATACCTAGCAACCGACTCTTCTGTTTCTTCTTTAGGTGCGTTAGGGGGCAGCATCCCCATAACCTGAATGAAACTCTCGCGGAAAACCTGCTCTTGATGGTAGAGAATCATCTCCAACAACTTGCAGAATCCGTAGGTCAAGAAGCTCTTGTTTTTACGAAGAGCTGTCGCCTGAGCCCGACCCATCAGACCCTTAATCTCCGTGGCAGTGGCACCAGCCGAGATCGAAATCTCATCGACTCCACCTAAAGCAGTACGAATCTCTTCACGCAGTAATAAAGCGTAACGATTCATGTCCCCGTTTACCGGGTCCGGAGTCATGTAGCCCACGCGGTCGGAGGGCTCGACGTTCGCAATAATCCGAGGAACTCTTAATCCACCAAGAGCGGAATTAGAGCCGAACGGTTCAGATACCCGAGTAGACGGAGAATCGATGCCACCAAAACCACTTTGACTGCTGATTGTGGGCCTGAAAGTTCGATCAGCGTCAGATGCTTCGACAAGATCGCTACGTGGACGCGAACTAATCAGCGTGGGATTACCAAAGAACTCAATATTCTTCGCAATATTCGAAACCATCTGATCATGAAGCACAATCTGCTCCATGAACGGTTCGAATTCTCCTTCGCCGTCTGTTCCGCTTGCGTTCGGCTTGTTTAAAACCTCAACCGCAGGAATAAATCCAAGCGTGTTTGGACGCCTATTTTTTGGCGTTAAAACAGTGCCAGGGTCGAGCTCAAAACTTAATTCACTATTGGATTCAAACTCAGAAATTGTATCTGCAGTAATCGACAGCCTTACATAGCGTTTATTTTGCCCGTAAGTCTCTGAAGGCAACCCGAGAGCCGAATTGCGAACTTTATAGCTGTAGATAATGATTACTTCTTCAATCTCGCCGTTAATATCGTGATAAACCCTGTACTGGTTTTTATTAAAGAAATAAATTTGATATTTGAGCTTTTCATCTGGACGGAAGTAGAACAAACCGCAGCCGTCGATCAGAAAATTGCGGATAACGGCTGGAAAACGAATGTCCAGCTTGTTAAGCGCAATTAAATCCTGTAAAAACTTGTTTCGAGCTTTGTAGGTGTCTTGCTCGCAATAGAAAAACAGACCCTTCTTCATCATCAGCAGCGTCATTTGCTGCAAATGACTCAGAACAACCATAGTGGCCGCCTGTTTACTGCGATCCTGAGTGCGAGCCGACTCTAGGATCTCATTAAAACGTTGACGGACACTAAGGTTGTCGGCAGGCATTCGAAATTAGAACCTAAAAAAGGTAAATATGTAGCTTTTTAGCCTTTTTGCTCCATTTTGCGCTTCATTTTAGCTTTTTTAGCTTTATGAAGAGCCTCTTTGTGCTTTTCTTTTTTGTCTTCTGAAGCGTTTTTCTCCTCAAAATGCTTACGGAGACCTTCAGGCATACGATCAGCCATTTGGAAGCAAATACTCTCTTACACGATCTATCTTAAACAATTCTGGAGGCAAAAGATCATGCGAATACGGAACTAAAACGTGATCTTTACGCCCTAACGGGTCAGTCCCACCGGCTTCTGGTTGATATTGCTCGATAAAATCAAGCATTTCCTGGCTATAGGCGGGTGCTACAGCATTAGGGATGTCGTCATAGCAGTGAGAGAACGAAGTTACCTTACGTTTTTTACGATTTGCGTCGCCCATCCACGAGAAATGCCAACCTGCATCGCAGTCTCCAACGATATAGTCGTTTGGATTGCAACGAATTTGTGAGAGAGTCTGCTCCAGATGCTCGTGGAGCACAACTGTCCCACAAGTCCAGTTTGTCGGAGGTTTAGAGGAATCCTGTTCGGGATCAACAACCCTCAAATCCGCACGTCCATAAAACATAGGCATAGACAGTCGGATACAACGCTCGGGATTTGCTGTTGCAAGTTCGACTGCCTCTAACAAAGCTGAAGGTTTTGGAATCTCGTCTACGTCACTAAAGAAGAAAACAGAATCCGGAGGCGTCATCCGCATACCCACAGCGAGTGCATCGCGCTGGGCGTACTCTCGCATCCAAGGATTAAACACTTCTTCGGGAGAAGGTAGTTCCACATGGAGAACCTGAAGTTTATCTTCAGGAAAACCAAGCTCACGAATTGTATCTACGCACGTAAAAGGCTTAGGATCGCCCTTAAATGTTCTGTTTGCGTCCGTAATAATAAAACCGTCTACAACGTCTTTGAGGATGTTGTAGCGAAGCTCTAACAGCTCTTTTTCGTCAAAATAAAGAAAGCAATCAAAGAGCACGGTGCCGACATTTAACTGTCAACATATTAGCTCATAGATTGGGTAGGAGTTCCGCCTCCAGCTCTGAATTTGATGCCGTTGGAACCATTTTGCTGCGAAAGTGACTTACGGAGCATAAAACGTTTCATATCTTCTACACGACCATCATCTTCTTTATACGCACCGAATGCGCCGAACTTAGGAGGAACGGGACCACCAGTCGGTTGGGACGCAAGATCCGTGGCGTATCCGACATTTTCAACACCGGGCTGCTGCAGAAATTGTTGAGCATCCGCAGCTTGACTTTGAGCGTCAAAAGCCTGAGCGTAAAAATTAGCGGCGCGACGGAACTGATCCATGATTAAGAGTTCTTTCTTTCAATGTACTTGGAAGCTTTACGTCTTGCCTCTTTAGCCTTCTCGGTATTGGAAACTTGAGTATTTACAGGTTTCCCACGGGTTGCGGCTTTCTTTTTTTCATCTGTAGCACGGCGTTCTTCTGCGGATAAAGATGCCCACGCGGATCTAGGTAAATATCGTTCGGTTCTTCCGCCTTCGCGAGCCAAATCAGCCATTACTGTATCGGACCTCCATAAAGCCATGCGTCACAAGTACGTCTGGATGCACACTTAAACTTAAATAACTGACAATAT